GTACCATATACACACTCATTCCAAAAGATGTAGTCAACACTTACCGTTGCAGTTGCTGGACTTAATATTTGCACGCGGTAGTATCTCCAGTTGGGAAAGGTTGAAGGCTTGGCAGCAAATGCAGCACGCGCATTCAAGTTAGCAGGAAAGATGGGTAGACCTTCCACCTCGTAATCATTCATGGTAATGCTTGCGGATATCGGTAATCCTGTGCTACCAACTAGCGTGATATTGCATGAGTTCGCTGCGTTATTGCTCAAGTAGTTTGCAGTTCCCGGCACATAAAGCAATCCGTAATCTTCATCACGTACTGCAATGGCAATCTTACCCGCTGCAATTCCCCATGTGCCAAAGATGGGCGGGTACTTTGTTGTGACCTGCCTATCACTCATTGCAAGTGATGAGGTGCTGCTCATGGAAAACTTGACAGCTTGCAAACCTGTTTCGGGATTCGGTTTGTAACCGTCCGTTGGTTGGTAGTACTGATTGTCTACAAGTATCTCAGTTCCTGATACACCACTTTCGCCGTTTTCAGTTAGCACGCCCGCCACTATCCACCACTCAGCAACGCTAAAATCTATACTATTCCAAGTTGATGTGTCATCAAGTGTGCCCGTGTTTAAGTTGTGCAGTTGATCACCTTGCGCTTCGCGATTGCGTAGCTGAATAAGCGATTGCAAATCGAAGTATAATCGACCGTCTATTGCAGGTGCAATATAAAAATTGAACACCTGTGTAGTTGTGTTGTTGGTCACGGTCACACCGTACTGAAAACCGTCTTGCGCAGTCTCTGTGCTTGATGCAACAATCATGAGCTTCTGCCCGCGTGCGCTCCAGCTATACGGCTGGTCTTCGATAGTTATTGCCATTATCTTAAGTTAAGTAAGAATCTTTGTTCAACACCTTTGGCATATGCCTGAATTAATTGCTCGCTGTAATCCTCCCATGTATCATTGATTGCATCTTGATAGTAGTTGATGCCTTCTATACCATTTTCGCCGATGCTTTTTGCAATGGCAAACGCTGCCGACTTGATTGCGCTCTCAGTTGACTTGATGAATTCACCTTGCCTATTGCGCAGCTTTAATGGTTTTATCTTAATCCATTTTTCAATAGCACTTACAGGCGGCATCTTTGCACCAGGCTTTCTACCATACTCAATCACATCCGCATATTTACCCGCCGCATCTTTGACAGTAAAGTCAATAGTTGGTTTGTTATAGCGTATGCGTAGCTTGTAAGTAAGTGAGTTGAGCAAATTACCAGATGCAACACGATTCACCACCTTACCACGCACGCGTCTTTTAATGCGCAGGTTAGATTGCGCACGCTCGACTACTGCTAATGCGTATTCGTTCAGTATATCCTCAAACGCATGTGCCACTATGCAAGGGTGATGTTGAGTTGTGTTGCAGCAAGTGCATACGCTTCTTCATTTGAATCACCACTGCTGCCCCAGTCCAAATAACTTTGGCCATCGATAATGATTTGGCCCTCGTATATGTTTACCAAATTAGCATCGCATAGCGAATACTGAAATGCAGCACGGGTTGCAAGGTCATCATAGCTGATGTATAGCTGTAGGCATGTAGCAACCTTAGTTTCGCCATTGCTCCAAATTTCAAGCGGTTGTATATTTTTCATATTTGTATTAGTTCAAGGTAAGTATTTATTTGTGCTGTAATTGCTGCTCCAGCTGTCTCAGTTGCAAATCGAAGTGACACCGTACCATTTGCGCTAGGTGTAATTACGCCTTCTACTATTGCACAGTTGTTTGATGTTGAACCACTATTTAAAGTAGCTACACCTGCATCATAAGTAGTAAAGGCAGCAGTAGATAAAGCACCTGCTGTAGAAGCTGGAAACATAACTCGGTAAATCAAACGGGTTGGTGAAACAGGGCCATTAATAGACCATCTTGAACCAGTTGTTGAAACGTTGGCACTAAAAATACAGATAAACTTAAAATTGTAGCTAACCCCTGCAGTAACAGAAAAATTCATTTCTGGTACATCAGAGTAAGCTGTAGCTGTTGTAGCATCATTCGTTGATTTAAAAGTAAAGTTAGGAGCTGAACCTATTTCACTTTTTAATGTTGCCAATGAAATAGCACTTACTGAATTGTCTGCGTTAATGCGTAAATAACGAATCGCACTTGGATTGGGCAGCGTGGCAAGGTTAGTACCTACCGTAGTAAGTCCGATGCTGTTTTGCTTGCCGTTAAATGTTGACCAGTCTGCGCTACTTAATGCACCACGATTTGCCGCACTCGCAGTGGGCAGGTTAAATGTGTGTGTGCTGCCTGCGCTACTTATTGCAAAGTCAGTCCCGGCTGTTCCAACTGCAAAGTTTTGTGTGCTTTCAGTTAAGCCATTCAATGAACTTACACCGATTGCATACGTGGTATGCACTTCACCAATGCGGCCATCTTCTGTGTAAAGCGTGACGGTCTTACCATTTGTATTTTGAATGTCAAACTCAATGTGTATGCGGTCAGTCGCAGCTGTTACCGTAGTAGGTACGGATATATTAAAGCTATATAAATCTGGTACGTTACCATTTGTAATCTGCTCAAGTGGTGAAGTGGCAATTAAGGTAAATGTTGCGCCGTTGTACTTGTACAGTTTTGCAACTATTTCAGCATTGTTTGCACCGCCGCCCGTCTCACTCAAGTAAACATCAATTGTCCATACACCCGCAGGTATCAATAGATGATTGGGCGAACCTACATCGGTGATAAACCTTGCAAGTGCACCTGTAACTGATGCAGTAAAGTTCGCAGCGGGACCAGTGTTAGCGGCCGTTCCTAGTTGATAGTATGGATTGCCACCTATTGTGCCTTGTGATACGTTACCGTTAAAGTAAAAGATTTGACCACCTCCACCGCCTGTGGATGGAAGTGTGCGCAGTGCGCCTGTCCCATCTATATACTGATCAACTGTGCCGTTGGCTGTAACTGCTAATGTCCCGGATGTGGTAACAGGTGAACCCCCAACACTGAATGCGGCGTTACTTGGTGCAGGCATAGTAAGGCCAACGCTGGTAACTGTACCACCACCACCTGCAACGGTGATGAATTCAACTTCACCTGTGCTCGCGTTACTCAATCCGAGAACCTGCCCAACTGTTGCCGTGCCATCGTTTACGGCAGGCGTTATAAGCCGTGCTGAGTTTGGCAGCATGGTAAGCGATGTAGTATTAGATGCGCTTGAATCGGTTGCAGCTATTGCCGCTTTTGTTGGATCAACTACAACTTGTGTTTGAGTCGTGCCCGTAACCTTTTGCAGCGTAACCGATGAACTATCAAGACCTACTGAAACGTCCGCGTTGACTTTGATACTTGCCTTAGATGTTGAGTTTACACGAAAGTTTGAAGTATCATTAATAGTTAACTCGTAAGTGTCGCAATCAATAGTATTGTCCTGCGTTAATACAGGGTCGGTTGTTATAACATCCTGCAATCCTTGCGGACTTGGTATAGTGGGCTTGTTTAATATTTGATAGTCTCCACTTGTTGCATTCCAGTCTACGGGAGATTGACGCAAGCGATAGCCCACAGCTTGCAATGTCCAGTAAGTTGGGTTGGTAGGATTGATTGCATCGTTGTTAGCTATACACGCATACACGCTGCCATTGTACCACACGCGATCACCTACTAAATAAGGATTGCCTTGCGCAGTTGTGTGGTTAGTGTTATACTCAGTCGATACATAAACAGCACCACCACCTCCACCACCACTTGCATCAAACGTAACCGAGCCATCACCGTTGTCTGTGATTGTAATGTTTGTCCCGGCTACTAAGTCAAGAATATTTTGCACTGCATTGTCTACGCCGTTGGTGCGTAACACTATGCCGATAGGCGAACCGCTGCCACCTGATGATGAACCACCAACTGCCCACACAGCGGGAATGTCACATGCTGACCAATCCCACGGTACTTCAAGTTGTAGTGAGAATGTCACACCCGTGAGCGTGTTCTTATACTCTTCCATGAAAGGCTCGATGACAGGCGGCGTTACCAGCTGCACATCAAAACCAAATAGCACTAGACCGTTCTTGACTTCTGAAATCAAATCCTGTGCAAGGCGTACACAGTCGCTAATGACTTCGCGCTGGTATTCTGCCTTTACTTCTTTGTCACGCGGGATGTCTGCAAAGATGATTTGGAAATCAAACTGCATACCACCGTCAACAGGTTTGATGTTGTTAGGTACAACGTGCATGAATGGGTATTGCTCATCTTGATCCATATCGGCAAGGTCAATCTGACCATGTGTGAATCGTTTGATAAGCAAGTGACCTGCGGCAAATGCCTCCAGGCGATTAATCAAAACGTTGTAACTGTAATTGTAACTATTCATTACCTATTTCGTTTTTTACTTTCTATCTTCTGCACTTGCACATAGTCGGCTAAGTATGTCAAGTGCGTAAACACTTCGTATGCCCTGCGGTCTGTGACTGCATCGAACTTTGTTATATCACGGTCGGCCAACACCTCAATGATGTGAAACCATCCGTAGACATCTAAGCCCTCTGGAGTGTATTCATCTTCGCTGCCTCCGTCACTATCTCCGTTATCTCTTTTGCCAAATAGTCTAGGGAACTGCCGTATAGTTCCTGTTCTAAACTTGAAAAAAAAACCAGCACGTTTAGCACATGGTCAAGCGTGAGCTTCTTTACATCATCAATGTACCGAGGTACTTTCAAACTATCATATTTCTCAATGTCATAGCGTCCTGCCCACTTTGCCATTACAGGGCGGTATAGGATAGCCATCATTTTAAGCGCGGCATCTGCGTTTAACTTACCGTCCTTGTACAAGTTTGTACATGTACTATCTAGGTCAACATATTCTCCAAACGTCATCTGTGTAAGGTCGGGAATAAATCCAAGTTCAATAGCACCTACACGAACCTTGCGCTCAAATCCATCCGTGCATAGTTGAATGGCAGCGTCAAACTTCATGATGATTTCATCTATCACGTTTGCCTGTAATAGCTTGATGCTATCCATGTTCTTTCCCGTGATCACTCGCACACGCTCCGACGCATCGACCGCATTGCAGTAGTCAATGTATTGACCAATGGTAACGGCCTTTGCATTTGCCGCTATGTTCACTCTAACTTTCATCTTGCTTTGTATTGTAGTTTTTAATGTGATTTTGTTACAAGTCTGAATGCACTTGAATAATAACCGGGGCTTTTTCATCACCACTATGTGTAATGCGTGCCTGTTTTGGTTTGAAGTATTCGAGTACATCCAGCGCAAGTGCCGAAGCCTTAAAGCGTAAATCTTCATCACGGCTATCCATGCACTCGTTAATGAACTCTGCCACCTTAGGCAAAGCATCTGCAACAAATTTGCTTCCGAACTCTTCCCACTCAAGTGTCTTTTTATTTAAGCTACCGAGTGGCCGACCGTTTGGGTTATTGGTCATTCCCTTTTGTAGTCCCATTATACTTGTTATTTTGATGTTTACAAATTACCGTGGTGAATGCTGTTCATTCAACTTCCCTAGTTGCCGTCTGAACTCAGTGATAAGTTCACGAATGCATGATGCACATGTGGTAGGTTGTTCACGCTTGCCTGTCATCTGACTGAAAAAACGAAAAAGAACCTCGTTATCCTCCTGCGTAATCTTTGGCGCACCGTCTATGCGTTCAATGAAATCACTTAAAGCAAGTATATCTTTCTCACTCCAGTTCAATGCTGACCACTTATGCGCGGGGCAGGATGTAAAACGGTATTTTACCTTATGCGACATAAAGCAGCCGCATAGCTTCACAGGTTCTTTGTAGTACGTCACATAGTTTTCCTCGGGATCTACTGTGCCGCCGATTAATGGCGTGCCGCAAGTGCCCCATTTGTGATTATACCATTTGCACTTTTTACAAATCTCCAGCCGTTCGCGTTGAATTACTGGAGGCACGTTGAAGTTGTACATAGTTTCTGATTCTTTTTAATGCTCTGTGTATTGATAGACGCAAGTACGCATTGGGTATGCCTGTATCATTGCTTAGTTGTTTGTAGTCAAAGTCAGGTTTTGAGTATAGACGCAGTAGAATGGCATCATGTTCATTGAGCCTACCGATTGCGCTATATAAATACTCACCATCTATGAAATGTCCTAGCCATGTTTCATCCTGCTGCGCATCATCTACGGCCTTATCTGCTATGAGTTCGTAGTATTTACGGTAGCGTGTGGCGTAGTCGCTTCTATTACTATGCCATGATAGCCACAGTGCGCGATCAACATACTGCCGAACCTTACCCCTGCACACTATATCTTCCACATCTTCACGCGGCCTATCGAGTAGCCGGGTAATTACCTCATGGACTAAATCACCTGCCCTACTTTTATCGTGCGTCAAGCCGTTAGCCTTCGCCAACCATGAATTGTAATGCCTTGATATTTCACGACTTACACAATCCAATAAAAATAAATGTTAAAATATTAGGTAATTTGTTACCCATCGCAGTATATTTGTCCCTGTCAAAGATAATCAATTTAAAATTTTAAACACAATGGCAACAAATTTTGAGTACACATTCAGCTGCATTGATATGACAGTGGATGTATTGTTTGATTACAGCATCGACCAGAATTGGTTAGATGAAAACCACTACGAGACACGTGTTGACGGCGTAAAAATCATTCGCATTATGTGCGGTGAATGGGATGTAACACACTTAATACTTGAGCATGCACCTGCAAAGGTTGATACAGAACTCGAGAACGCTTGTTTTGAATACGCAGCAAATAATCATTAATCAATAAACACAATAGATAAAATGAAAATCCAAATCAAAGAACCAATGGTAGTTAGTGAAATCGAGGTAGCACTGCCATTCTATTTTCAGAACAGCAACGGCTTTCACACTTGCTACGGCAGCATCAACGAAAACCTTGAACACGTTGAAATGCAGGTACGCAAAGACGGCTCACTGTTTATGATGGAGTCACGTCAACTCGAAAAGTATATGCTTGAATCTTGCATAGCTAATCGTGCCGAGCGTGAAGGCTTCAAAATAATCGATGAAGCAGTGTTCAGTCATCACTTCGCAATGCACCACCGCGAACTGTTCTACAAAATCTTCCCAGACGCAAGACCTACAATATGAGTAAGGATAGATTAACACTATACATCAACCGTCGGATGGGCAGCAAGTCTGCCCTCCTTCGGGCGATGCAAAAACACGGCGTGCCCGTGGAAAGAAAGACCATCTACAACTGGTGCCGTGATAACAACAGCATCAAGTTGGAGCAGCTGCAAAAGCTAGCTAAAGCATTCAAAGTCCCGGTGCATGAATTAGTCAAACAAATAACAATTAAACATGAAGGAGATGAGTAACCAACCCACACCACAGCAAGTGTACTACATTAAAAAGAACTACGGTAATATTCCACACCACAAAATGACAAAGGAACTAGGGGTAAGCAGCAAGGTTTTATCAGAGTGGTCACGACTTGCATTTAATCCGCAAGAGTCAACTAAAAAGTGGCGGCACATTATGCAGAACCTTAACTACCTTGAACATCAGGAAGAACTCGAAAGAGAACTGCTAATGGAGTATCAAATCAAAGATGTGGACAGGTTCAAAAATGTAACCTATCGCAAAGTCTTTAATGCACAGCGCATGTTTTATTTAGTGACAATAGATCACGGTTTCAATTTTATTGTGAAGTTCGATGCACCTGTGCCTATTAACCTAGTTGAGTATTCACCGTGGCCTACTGGACATGATGTAAGCGTTGAGGCTTTGGGCCATTGGGAGTGGATGGAGTTGAAGAATGACTTAACCGTGGTCGAAGTACCTACCAATGGTGATTATGTTGGCTTATTTTGGTGCGCAACTAAACAGTTACTACATGAAGCATGACGAAAGTAAAATGCAGCAACGGTGTGTCGAGTGGTTTAGATACTCTTTCCCTCGCACACTCATTGCTTCCTTCCCTAACGGTGTGTACATCGGTGGCACTCCAGTGCAAAGAGCACGCAGGTGGAATCTTTTAAAAGCAGAAGGTGCGATGCCGGGAATGCCTGACCTTATGATATGCATGAGCAACGGCCCATACCATGCACTGTTCATCGAGATGAAAACCGAAAAGGGTAAACTTTCAGAAACGCAAAAAATCGTTCACGCACAGCTAATCAATGCAGGGTACTGCGTTAAGGTGTGCAGGTCATTTGAGGAATTTACAAAAACAATTAAAACATATTTAGAGGCATGAGCAAGAACACAAAAAGCAAGTATGGCGAACTGATTATAGATATTGCCAGCAAACCATCTTTCAGGATTGATGATATGCGCCAAAAGCATAAGGTATCTACACGAGTATTTACCGTGATGCGTAGCATGCAAATCATAAAAAAACAAGGCAAAGAACATGTATGGGTTGGAGAACAACCTACACTAGCCACGATTAATTTAATCACCAAGCAATGCCGTTATTCATCACGAGTTGAAAAGGTTATGGCGAAGCAACTACCACCAAGCCAGCTCACAATCAAACCAATCAAAAGAGTTCAAGCCCCAGTGCCGCAATCTATCATTGAACTCAATGAAAAAATATCAGAGTATCCCATACTCGATGTGGCAATAGCCTTTCTTGCCGGAATGGTAATAGCAGCATTCTTTACTTTAATTTGGAAGTAGATATAGTTTAACTATATTTGCAACGCTCGTTCGAATGAAAACATTTTTAAATCCCATCACTACCACATTGCCATAGCACTTTCGTGCGCGGACGAGCCTTTGTGTGTAGTGGTGGGTATTTAGTTTTATGAATCAAAATCATATTGGAATATCATTTCTCAATGGTCAACACAACCGTGGATGCGTTGTAGTAAAAGACAATAATGGTGTTGTATTGCAGGTCTTGCGATATGAAGAAGGCAAAGTAAAATCAGCAACAATTACACTAGACTTACAGCAACAAATAGCACTGCGTGATTATTTGATTAATTCTGTGTTTATGCAAGCAACTGAAACAAATGAAAACGAATAACGGTTACGACCTTTCTCGGAAGTGGTTTGATTTTGCCTTTGAGCATTCAGAGGTAAAGTGCCAGCACACTGCTTTGTTCATGTGGATCATTGAACTAAATAATCGTTTAGGATGGAAAGAGCAGTTTGGATTGCCTACCTATGCCACTATGGAAGGTCTGCACATTGGAAACAAGAGAACCTATCTTGCAGCACTTGATGATTTATGCAAGTGGGGATTCATTGAAATAATCAAAGAATCTAAGAACCAATATAGCAGTACTTTAATAGCAATATGCCGTAGCAAAAAAGCCACAGCACTGCACACGGCATTGGATACGGCATTGATACAGCATAGCAACGGCATTGATATCAGCATTGACACCACCACTGCCCCTATAGATAAACAAAGAAACCAAGAAACAAAGAAACCAAGAAACAATAGAGTGGTGTTTACACCACCATCAGAAAATGATATTTATAATTTTATGGGTGAGTTGAATACAAAAGGTCAAAACTTCCTGAATGAAGTCCAGTTAGTTAATTTCGCTCGCACCTTTATGGATCACTATCAGGCCAACGGATGGATAGTTGGTAAAGTTCCGATGAAGGATTGGCAAAGCACAGTGCGCAACTGGATGCGCAAAGAATGGGATAAAGTAAAAAATCAAAAACCAAAAAACGTAATTCAAAATGAACGAGAAAAACGCGCTAGTGAACTTGAGCAGTTCCGCAAACAGTACAGAAGTGAAATTGCACGAGATTTTGGCTACGAAGACATCACCGACGTTAGCGGAAATTCGTAAAGACAAAAGCCAGCAAGCCACTGTCAACATCATGGTGGCAATGATGGACGCATGTCAGCAATACTTTAACCTTCAACAACCAATGAATGCACAACAACTTGCACTTACAGCAGAATTAATCCTTGAGGATTATTACTACCTGCGAGTGGATGAGCTGCAAGTTTGTTTTCGTATGGCAATGAAGGGTGAGTTCGGCCCTTTGTACAATCGCATTGATGGGCAGGTGTTCTTTGAGTGGATCAAAAAGTTTATGTCAAAGAGACAAGCCATTAGTGAGCGTATAAACATCGATAAGCAAAGCAACAACAACATATACGAACTGTTCAACCACCCAAAGATGACCGAAGCCATGCAAGATGTCGTAACAAAAATGGATGCTAAAATGTTACAGACACCGGCACAAGAGCCAACACGTGAACAGCCTTCACAACTTGAGATAGCATTGATGCGTGAGTATGATGCGTTGCCACAATGGGACAACGACATGCGATTCAGAGTGTACAAGAACAAGCCTTACCAGTTCACAGAGTTCCGCATGGAGCGTTACCGCGAATTGATTGAACAACAAAACGAATACTGAGATGGTCGAAAGAGTTAAAGAAATATATGACATTACTAAAGGCGAAATTGCTAATGGAGCTGACATATATGAATACAATGAAATTCTGTATGGCCTAATTCAACAGGAAGATTATGAGGCATGCGAAGGAATAAGATTGGCTGTTGCAGAATTTGGTTTGCAATTAATTGTACCAACTACTGATGATGAGTTAGATGCATTGTATGAGCAACGAATTCAAAATATGAAAGCATGAAAGAATACGACATTGCAAAAGAGAACGTACTACTGCGTAAATTATTTATCTTAGCGGCTAAACGAAGTATGCGGCCAAGCATGACGGATAACAAAATCATGTGGCTGCTACTTGAGGAACTTTACCTGCTAACTGAGAATGACATCTACAAGCTATGACTATTGGTGAATTGTGGGATAAGCTTGCGCAGTATCCTGATGATGTAGAAGTGTACATTGGTTTTATCAATGGTCACAGCATCGACCACGAATTTTTCGAAGTTGTAGAGACCTGCGATATTACCGGCAAGACCACGATAAGCCTGATGTTAGATGATATAGGAATTATAAACAATTAAATACACAATTCAATGAGTAACTATCAAATGCAAGAGGGACAGTTCACCCTATTCAAGAACAACAAGACAACTAACAACGCACCTGAATACACGGGTGAAATCATGGTGAATGGAAAGAAGATGCGCCTAGCCGCGTGGGTGAAGGAAGGCAAGAGCGGTAAGTTCTTTTCAGGTAAGATGAGTGAGCCACTCGTGAAGCGTGAAGAAGTAGACGATGCACAGGGCACTGGCGATTTGCCTTTCTAAAGAAAATTATTAAATAGTAATTAAATAAATATGAATCAAGCAGAATTAACACCAGTAGAACGTCCAGGCAACCACTATTTCCTGCAAGAGTACAAAATTGAAATTGAATTTTGTTCACGCGGATGTGTAGTCAGAGTGGGATGCAAGTCAATCCCATTTGAAAGCGCTGAAGAGGCGATGGCCAAAATCAACGAGTATGTCAAAAATCCATACGAAATGCAGCAATATTGGAGAGAACTTCTTGACCCGCCTCATAAGAGCGAGCTTACAAAGACTGAGTCCTGACTACAAAAGATTATGATTGAGTATCTACCGAAACAGAATGAAGCACTACGCGTGTTGGGTAATTCACACCCAGCGCGTGTGGTGCTATTCGGTGGTGCAGCGGGCGGCTCAAAATCTTTTATCGGTTGTGCATGGCAGATAAGCCGCAGGTTTAAGTATCCCGGCACGCGAGGGCTAATCGGTCGCAGCAAACTTGACACGCTAAAAAAAACCACGCTCAAGACATTCTTTGAGGTAGCACAGATGTTTGGGCTTGCACCAAATGAACACTACACAATCAACAATCAGACGCACGTCATCACGTTTGCGAATGGTAGTGAGATTATTCTAAAAGACTTATTTGCTTATCCATCAGATCCCGAGTACCATGCATTAGGCGGGCTTGAGTTGACAGACTGTTACGTAGACGAGTGCGCACAGGTTAGCAAGCGTGCCATTGATATTCTGCAAAGCCGCATGCGTTTTAAATTGAATCAATATGACCTCAAACCAAAGATGCTGCTCACATGCAATCCTTCAAAAGGATGGTTGTATAACGAGTTCTATGCCCCATACAAGGCGCAAAACTTACCGCCGCATCTTGCGTTCATACAATCATTGCCAAATGACAATCCCCATCTACCCGAATCGTACATTGAAACGCTGCGCATGCTGCCTGAAGTGGACAGGCGAAGGCTACTGGATGGAGATTGGGAGTATGATGAATCCATAGACAACCTTTATCAATACGATGACCTGGTACGCTGCTTCCGAGATGAGGAAAGCAAAGGTGAAAAGTATATCAGTGCCGACATCGCACGTCTTGGAAAAGACCGCACAGTAATTTGCGTGTGGCATGGCTTGCACCTTATCGAGATTCACGAGCTGCGTAAACAACCAATCACAACTGTTGTCACAAATATTCGAGAACTTGTGACAAAGCATAGCATCCGATTAGCGAACGTGATATGCGATGAAGATGGTGTAGGTGG